TGGCGAATGGGCTGCAAAATATCCAGGTGCATTAGGTAACTCAATTAAAGTGTCTATGGTTGATTCACAAACATATACAGGTTGGGATTACGAAGATGAATTTGATGGTGCTCCAGGTACATCAACATATTCTACATCAGTAGGTGGTACTAATGATGAATTACATATCATTCTTATTGATGAAGATGGTTTATGGACCGGCACAAAAGGTTCTATCCTAGAAAAATATGCATTTGCTTCTAAAGCATCTGATGCTAAGAAACCAGACGGCACAAATAATTACTATAAACAAGTTGTTAATGTAAATTCACGATATATTTGGTGGATGGACCACACAACAGCAGTTGCAACTACTACTGGTGGTGTTGCTGGTGGTGATGATTGGGGCCAAGCTGCTGCAGGTAAAGATTTTAAAGATCTTTCTGCTGTAAATAATGTATCATTAACCGGTGGTGTTGATGATTTATCTCCTTCAGATGGTAATTTACAAACAGCATACACAATTTTTGCTAATGATGAATTGTATGATATTTCATTAATTCCATTAGGTAAAGCTTCTACAACTCTTGCAACAGCAGTTATTAATAATGTTGCAGAAGTTAGAAAAGATTGTGTGGTATTTGTTTCACCACAAAATGTTACAAGTGGTGATATTATTACTGGCTCAGGCTCTGATGCAGTTGAAGCTTTGGTTGATTATAGGCTTCTATTACCTTCATCTTCATATGCTGTGCTTGATTCAGGTTACAAATATCAATATGACAGATACAATGACAAATACCGTTATGTCCCATTAAATGGTGATGTAGCTGGTTTGTGTGCTAGAACAGACTATACAAATGATGCATGGTGGTCACCAGGTGGCTTGAACCGTGGTCAAGTTAAAAATGTAGTCAAACTTGCTGTTAACCCAGGTAAAACTGAACGTGATAACCTTTACAAAAAAGGTGTTAACCCAGTTGTTACATTCCCTGGTGAAGGCACTGTATTGTTTGGTGACAAAACATTGTTAGCAAAACCAAGTGCTTTTGACAGAATTAATGTTAGAAGGTTGTTCATTGTGCTTGAAAAAGCAATTGCAACAGCAGCAAAATATCAATTATTTGAATTCAATGATTCATTTACAAGAGCACAATTTAAGAACTTGGTTGAACCATTCTTAAGAGATGTACAAGGTAGAAGAGGTATTATTGATTATCGAGTTAAGTGTGATGATTCTAACAATACGGGTGAAGTTATTGATCGCAATGAATTTGTTGCTGATATCTTCATTAAACCAAATCGCTCAATCAACTTTATCAGTCTTAACTTTGTGGCAGCACGAAGCTCTGTAAGTTTTGAAGAGATTGGTGCATAAGGTATAAATAATATAAGGTTAACAAAGGAAAAGCAAAATGGCAAATATCAGCGATTTTAAAGCACAAATGATTGGTGGCGGTGCTCGCCCTAATCAGTTCCGTGTGGATTTGACTTTCCCTAACTTTGTTACCGCCGGTACGTTAGTTGGGTTGAATGCACAATTTATGTGTAAAGCAGCTCAACTACCACAATCTACTGTAGATAACACACAGATTTTCTACAGAGGCCGTCAGGTTAACTTTGCTGGTGAAAGAACATTTGCACCATGGACAGTGACCATCTATAATGACACTACATTTGCAGTAAGAAATGCACTTGAGCGTTGGTCAGATGGTATCATGAACCATAGTCAAACAAATGGTAGAACAAATCCTGGTGATTATCAAGTAGATTTACTTGTAACTCAACTTGATAGAAATGGAGCAACAATTAAATCATATACATTTAGAGATGCATATCCAACAGTAATTTCACCGATTCAATTGGATTATGATTCAAATAATGTGATTGAAACATTTGACGTTGAATGGACATACAACTACTGGACATCAAATACATCAACAGATGGTTCTGACTTTGGTGTTAATGTAAGTGTGGATACACCACTCGGTACATTCCCACTACCATTCTAGTAGTGTTTTTATTATAAAGGTTATATTATGGAGATTTTCGGCTTCGAGATAAAGAGGAAGAACCCAAATGAGACTAAGGGAGCAGTTGTTGCTCCCTCAGTTGATGATGGTTCTACGATGGTTACAACCAGCTCTGCTGGTTATTATGGACAAACCATTGACCTTGAAGGTGTTATAAAGAATGAAAACGACTTAATTAAGCGTTATCGTGAAGTAGCTCAATATTCAGACTGTGATAATGCTATTACAGATATTATTAATGAATCAATTACTTCCAACTGGGATGAAAAAGCAGTTGATATAGTACTTGATGATGTTGAATTATCTGATAGTATTAAAAAGAAGATTACAGATGAATTTAATGAAGTATTAAAATTATATAAGTTTAATGAAAAAGGCCATGACATGTTTAGATCATGGTATATTGATGGTAGAATCTACTATCATATTTTATTAGACATGAATAGCCCTAAAAAAGGCATACAAGAATTACGA